GTGAGAGTAGAGTAACTGTTAGTTTTAATACCTCACCATATTCACCCGATTCATAATAATGCAAATTTTTGATATTCTGCCTTCACCTCTCGCCGTAGTGCCTTGTCCCTTTCATGAAAATATGAAAAGGACCATTTTTGATGAGATGGAAAAAATAAGAGATACTGCATGGACAAATTTCGGATCTGATGAACTAAAACATTTGGACTCATGTTCAGTTCTTGATCTACCTGAGTTAGAGAGATTGTCTGTTTGGATTGAGGAACAAGCAGAGACATTTTGTAAAGAAGTTAAGGGAGATCACCTTGTAGATGGTGTTATCATAACTGATAGTTGGTTAAATCTTTGTGGTCCTGGTGGTACGCAATCCCCACACTATCACACCAATTCATATCTCAGTGGCATATATTATGTGAACTTTGATGCAAACATTCATTCACCAACTTATTTCTATAAATCACAGAATTCACATATGTTTGCTCCACCAACCCCAAATATATCCTTGATGACTGACAATAATACAAAATATACTGAACCTCAATCATTCACAGCACAAGAGGGGGAGTTAATCTTATGGTCATCGGAATTGATTCATGGATATAAACCCAATCAAGGAGACACTAGAGTTACATTATCTTTCAATATAATGCCTAAGATTGTAACTAGTGGAGAGTATGGGTGGAAGGTTGAGAAACTGTCCCCTAAGGAGCGCCTAGATTGCGTAACAAACAAAAGTTATGGTAATATATGGGGAGTTCCACATTTCGATCAATGACTTATTCATTCACCGCCACAGTTCGCACAGCGAATCAAGGTCTTAAGACTATTGAATTTGAGTCAATCTCTCAAAACTCACAAGATGCAAAGATTCAGTGCGAATCAATGACTGGCGGAGAGGTTGTGATGATTAAACCAACCAATCTCAAGTAACCACTTGCTAAACTGTCCCACAGACCCTTGTAGAGGTCTCTGAGGGGTGTATTATTAAAGAGTCAAAGAAACAGACATGACCACTACCATCACTTCAGTTCTGAATCGTACCGAAGCATTGTGTGATGCTTTGGTTCAGAACTTTGCCAGGTATTGCATCAAATCACATCTTCGTTCTGCTCTATCAGCAGAAACTCTTGTCGATTCTGCTTATCACAAACGTAAAGCAGAGGAGATTGAATCTGGTAAAGGTGATCTGTATCAGTTTCTCATTGAAACTGGTCGTAAATACCATAAAATTATCATGGTCGATACTAGTGGATCTCGTTCTGTTCACGCTTTTGTGGATAAGAATACTGGAGATGTATATAAATCCGCTAGTTGGAAATCTCCCGCAAAAGGTGTTCGATTCAACCTCATGAATGATGCCTCTTACAGTCAGGTTATCTCTACCTGTGATTGGGCAGGTAGTTATCTTTACCTTCGATAAATAGACCGCTAACATAGAACTGATTATGGCAGATCAACGTGCTTCCGTTCATACACAAGAACGATTACAGAAACAATTAAGTGCCACAATGGCAACGGTAGGTGAAATCGACCGCCGTCTTGGTGAACTAGAACAACTGGTTTTAGGTTCAATTCACAAAACTCAAGCAGATGTTGTGCATCTTGCTAATGAAGTTGCTGCAATCCGTGATAAGATTGCAATTGGTGAAAAGTTTGATATGGTAACACCAGTTGCCACAGGTCCAGACCGACCACAACAAGGAAACGCTCAACAACAACCACCCGATTTTCTCTAATCATGAACAACGAATTTGATTATCAGTATAATGATTTTGATGAACTTTATGATGAAATGATGGAAACTGGTCCAGAAGATTGGTTGCCTAGTAGTGGCATCCGAGAGAAGTTTGATCCCGAAACCGAAAAGATGCTCCGTCAGTTCTGATCATGTGACGGTTATCACTCTGTCCACCCCGTTGCAAGACGGGGTTTTTTTGTGTATAATCTACAACAAAGGTCAGGTGATTGTGCCCACTGGTGGTGGCAAAACTCTGACCATGATTATGGATACCAAGAAACGCCATGAAGTTATCAACAACGGCACTACCACCGTTGTTGTTGCTCCCCGCATCTTACTTGCAGATCAACTATGCTCTGAGTTCATGGAGGTTATTGATCCCAACAACAGTGATCCTTATCTTCATGTGATGCACGTTCACAGTGGTGAGACACATTACACTAGCACAACTAATTCCGATAAGATTCACCTCTATGCTAACTGTGCTCGTAGTATGGGTGAGAACTGCATTATCTTTACCACTTATCATTCACTCCATCGTGTGATGAATGCTGACATCGAAGTGAACACAATTTACTTCGATGAAGCACACAACAGTGTGCAGAAGAACTTCTTTCCTGCCACTGAGTTCTTTGCAGAGAACGCAGATCGTTGCTATTTCTATACAGCAACTCCCAAACATTCTCTTACAGTGAAGAAACCAGGCATGAATTGGGGTCATGTTTATGGTCAGGTTCTCGTCAATGTTCCTGCTCCTGAACTTGTTCAACAGGGTTACATTCTTCCTCCCAAAGTTGTAGTCAAGAAACTGCCTTTGGTTAAAGGTCGCAAGGTCATGTATGCAGAGGATGCAGACAACTTGCTTGAGACTATTGATGACAATAACATCAATAAGACTCTGATCTGTGCTCGTACTACGAAACAGATTGTTGGTCTTTTGTCTCAGTCTGACTTCTGCCTTCAACTTCGCAAACGTGGTTATTCTTGGATGACGATCACATCTAAGACTGGTGCAATCATTGACGGTAAGAAAGTCAATCGTGAGCAATTCTTCGATACTCTTAATGCATGGGGTAAAGATGACACCAAGAAATTTGTAGTCATTCACCACTCTATTTTGTCCGAAGGTATCAACGTCAGTGGTCTTGAGGCAGTCATTTTCATGCGTAACATGGATTACATTGGTATTTCTCAAAGTATTGGACGAGTTATCAGACTTGGCAGCACTGAAAAGACCTTTGGTTTAGTTTGCATCCCAACTTATGACACAGTTGGTATCAGCACCGCCAAGAAAGTTCAGGCAGTTGTTGATGTTGTGTTTAATCAAGGTCAACCTGCTATCAGTGAGATTCGTCGATAATTAATAACATATCAAATGAAAAACAAGTATTACAATCACAACTCAACTCTTTTAGATGCTAAACCATTGTTATCATACGTTTCACCAGATGGAATGTGGGCAATAGTACCAGCAGGAAAGAAGTTTGCTCTAATTCATCATGGAAAGATTGTCGATTACGGTAGATCTTTTCAGAGCACACAGAATAAGATGCTTCGGTATCAAAAACCAATCAAGAAAGTGTCACAGGGCAAGAGGAACGCGCTCTCTGATGCCTTACAATAACACTGTCACATAAACCAAAATGACTAAGAAAAAAACCAAAAGAGTTTCAGTGACTCCACTATCTCGTAAGGCGAAAAATAGGTTTGCTAATGAGATGGATATGTTTCATTCATGTACTGTTGAGAGTGAACGTGAAATGGCAGATGGTTCTAGATGGTTGCATCTTAAGTCACTGAATGAATGTTACTTTTTCTGGGTTCCTGTTGGTGGCAGTAAAGATTGGAAACTAGAAAATTGACAATCCAAAACAATTTTATTAGACTTGAAAAAATGGACTTTACCATGCTCAACGACATCCGTGAAACCTGTCTCGAAACTCTTGAAAACACATATGCCTCACGTCTAGAGATTCTTGTCGATGGAGGTAAATTTGATGATGCAAAATCAATCGTTAGTGAAATGGTTGTTGATGATTTGGTGGAAACCGAGTGGACTTTCATCGATGATATGAGTCAGTTCACTGATGCTGACATTCCACATTTGAATTGGACAGAAAGTGAGTAAAGATAAAAGAGTCAGTCAACATATAACTGACCCACTCAAAGCACACCTTAAGTTCTTAAAACAATTAAAAAAAGATCTTAATAGACCAGGCACTAAACTTCGTAAAAGAGACAAACTAAAATGACTATAGGAACACTCAACCTCTTTGGTATTCCTGTTAATAAGATTACCCTACCTGATTGGGATAACCTCAAACCTCAGTTGCTTGAGATGATTAATCTCGATGGTGATGAGTATAGATCATTAACATGCACAACGGATTTCTTTCATGTTGGTGCCTCTGATGGCCAAGGTCATCCATACCTAGAAAAGTTCTGGGAGTTGGTTGGTCCATCGATTGAAGAATGTTGGCAGATGATGAATCTACCACCACATAAAGATTCTAGTGAGATTCAACTTTGGTCTCAAAGATATTATCGTGGAGATTATCATGACCTGCACAATCATGGGTTTGGTAATATGTCTGGCGTTCTCTTTCTTGAATTTGATCCAGAATTACATTCCTCAACTAGGCTACAATGTCCACACTTAGATCCTCTTTATGGTAGAATCACAATGATGAAACTACCAGATGTAAGAGAGGGAGAAATCATTTTATTTCCCGCTGGAATAGGTCACGAATCGATGCCGAATCAAAGTGATATACCACGGACGGTTATGTCACTCAACATTCCTATCCAATGAAGAAAGATCCTCCAAGTGAGGGTCTTTTTTTTATGGCAAATTGCCTTTTATATAAAAAGCATTCAAAAACAGCAGCATCAGCGTTTTCGGGTGTGCTTATATAAAAACTGTCACATGGGGGACAGACATGGCGTTTTCTGTGAGTTATTATATACTCATGAAAAACACCCATCTCGAGCACCCAGAAGACGCGATTTTATATAATCGCGAGTCTTTTGACAAAATGCTTCAGTTTTTGCGTGATCGTAGCAGCACTGCCACTGTAAAGTGGGACGGTGCTCCTGCTATAGTATTTGGTACAAATGAAGGCAAATGGTTTGTTGGTACTAAAAGTGTATTCAATAAAGTAAAAGTCAAGATCAACTATAGTCATAATGATATAGAAGTCAATCATGGCGATTCTCCAAGAGTTGCTGCTATCTTACATACATGTTTTGAGTGTTTGCGTAAGACTCCTGGTATTTGGCAGGGTGATTTTATAGGTTATGGTGGCACTAATAGTTTCACTCCCAACACTCTTACATATAACTTTGATGAGACGATTGATAGAGGTATTGTTGTAGCAGTTCATACTTATTATCAAGGTAAAGATCTCAAGACAATGTGTGCTGACTTCAATGCTCAGTGGGATAGATATGAACGTGGAAGTAATACTCGATACTTGAACACTGATGCACACTTTACCGCCCGTAGTCGTAGAATTGACTACCTTATTCATTTTGCTTCTGTGATTGCAAATCTTGTTAGATTTCCTGATGAAACGAGAGGAAAACAACTGAAGATTGCAGTCAATAAGTGTATCCGTGAAGGCAAAGATATTGCCAACGCAGGTATGGGTCCGACCATGACATTGCTCTACAAAACTATCATCGAGATCAAACGATTGATGATGAAAGGTATCACTTCTGATGAGAACGTTCAAGTTCAGTTTGAGGGAGAAGATTGTGACCATGAGGGTTATGTTGTGACCAATAAGTATGGCACTTACAAACTAGTCAACCGTCGTGAGTTCTCTTACCGCAACTTCACCAAAATCAAAAACTGGTAATAAATAAATTGTACTATTTTCCAACTACAATGACAAGAATTAGAGATTTGCTGGGTGGGAAGTCCGCACCCGAACCAACACCTGCTGCGGCACCTGAAATTGAGGAAAAAACCGTAGTTATCAAAGATGAACCCAAAGTGATGGACTTGGAAGAGTCTGACGGTGCAGATGTGCTAACTGAAGATAAACCAGAAGAGAAAAAAGGCAACGCAAAGTATAATTTTATCAGAGAGTGAGTGGACAGTAGGACAAAGTGTCCACTCCCGCTTGAAAACTGACTCGATCCGTGCGATATTAAGGAAGTGGAGGGGAGACCCGACACAACACACTGAGAGGCCAAACAAATAAGAGGGATCGACAAACAGATCTCCGCCTCTCTCACATTTTCTTCTTCATTCATGTCAACTAACGCTCGCATTGGTCTTCAACTTAACGGTGGAATCGTCAGTGTTTATCATCACTGGGACGGTTATCCTCAGTGGTTGGGTGTTCAACTCACCACAAAATACACCAATAAAGAAGACATTGCCGAACTGATTGATGGTGGCAACATGTCATGTATCGCTTCTGATACTGACTGGAATCTTAAATCTTGTAAAGAACACGTTCAGTATTATACTGGTCGTGGTGAATCTATCGACGAAAATGCACCTAAACTTGCTGAGTCGATGACCGAGTATTTTGAGCAGTGTGACAACTGCGGTGCAGAATACGCTTACGTTTTTGACAACGGTGAGTGGTTCTGTTATGATGTAAAAACTTGGTCCGATTCTTTCGGCCAACTTGTTGACATTCCTGAAGAGGTTGCAGCATGAGAATTGCACTGTCTGCCATCGTTGTTATGATTGGTGCTCACATGTTGATTAGCATTCTCGACTCTAACATGATGAAAACTATTGAATCACGGAACGAAAAACTATGTCGAATGGATCAATCACTCTGTCAAAAGTAGACGTTCCCATGAGAGTCTTAGGCAGCATTCTTGTAATTGCTGCCTATTTTGTTGTCTTGCATGTAAATGTATATGTTGGAGTAACAATGAATCTCCTGGGTGATATAGTTTCAATGCCATATTTCATACGAACTAAATCCTATGACGTTGTGATAATGCTTACATTTCTCATGGTCATTGGTCTTTCTAAATTAGTATCAACTCTGTCATGATTGAAGAAAAAACTGAACAACGCAAAACAAAACTTTCTGATTCATTTGGTGGCACTATAGAACAAAATATCCCAGAAGATGCTGAGTGGATTGACGATTTTTTCTACATTAAAAAGACACGTTTCGGTCTCTATACTTCCATTCTAAAAGAACCTCTGGGTCAACATTTTATCACTGGTGCTACATATGAAGCGGTGTTATCTGTGACCCGTTGGCATCTCAAATGCTTACAAGATGGCACTCTTGATGATTACACTCGCGTCGTGAATAGTGGCGTTGTTGGTGGTAAACTGTGATCGAACTTCCCCCCGATTTTATTCATGAAGCTCCTAAAAACTACCGATATGAATCGCTTCAATTTAAGCGTAATGTTATTGCAATCTGGACTATATGCTGTCATCGGTTTAATTACAATTCTGGTGATGAATCTCGCTGTATTTGGGGATTCTATGACACCAAAAAACGTACCTACTTTGCACCAATCAACTCCAAAAGAGTTGGGTCCGCAGTAGCAATCGAGGATACTTCTCCTTATTCTGCTATGCAAATTAATTACAAAGGTTTGGAGTCTTTCTTTTGTTAGTTTTAATCACAGGACATAAAGGTTTCATTGGCAGACATGTATATGCTGATTGGCAACAACAATTAGG